TTCTTTCTATACTTAAAATAGCCAGTTTTAAGTGGTTGCAAGTCCTTAACACGCTCAAATTGATTAGCAACTTTATCTTGGTCGAATACGCACTCTCCAGAGCTTATAAAGGCTTCTTGAGGGGAGATAGGATATTCTTGCTTGATTTTGGCTTTATCAATATAAGAATCATATTTTTTCGCATACCACGCCAGCTGTTCTTTAGTTAGACCTTTTTCCTTTAAGAGCTGAAGTCTATCTTGTAGCCACTGGTCGTCTTTGTTTTTATCCAAAAACTGATAATCTGTAGAAGAATATTCTTCTGTGCGCCACCACTCGTAAAAGAGATTTATACAGCTTCCTTTATCCCACAAATCTTTAGCTTCGTTATATCCGTTAGCTGTAGTCTCATAAACAGAGAAGCAGTCTGCTGTAGCAGTTTCTCCGATAGAGCTTTGCAAGTCAGCTAGTGATACTTCAAAGAAAGCAACTTCTGAATAGTGAATAAAGTTAAGAGTTTTTGAACGACCTACTTCTTTAGTGGCTGTAGCAATTCGCCACGAGCTATTTAACTTGTCAAAGAATAGCTCCTTCTTAGAGTTAAACTTTTCGTGTGGCTTAAGTATATCTGGCAATCTATCGTAAACTACACGGCCTTTATCGTTGAATATTGACTTCGTGTTGTCGTCTGCGTTTGCAAGAGTGAATCCAGAGAAGTTTTTACAAACAATAGCGTTACATAGCTGAATAGCTGTTATTAGCGTTGTAAAGCCTTGCTGTCTGCCTTTTAAGATAAAGTAAGGTCTTCCTTTACCATATTTCTCTGTCTGCTGTAGGAAGTCTCTCTGGACTTCGTTTAAGAAGAACGGAACAGTCTTTTTGTTTTTATCTACAACTGTTAAAACTGCTTCGATTAGCAAATAAGGCTTTGCTTGAACTTCTGCCGTGAGTTCTGGACTCTGTAATATCCACCTTGCAGCGTCTCTCACATAATCTTCGTCTTGGTTTGGCTTCTTACCGTCTAAGTAGTCTTGCCAGAGCTTCTTACGCTTGTTTGTGATGTCAGCTATCGTTATCATTAGTAGTCTTCAAATCCTTTAATGATAGTTTCTTCTCTCGAAGTAGCTTCGCCATTAGCTAAAGCTTGTTTGTCGTAAAGCGTTCCGAGAGTTGTGGATATTTGACTTAAGTTATCTAACTTTAGAGCGTCAATCTTACTACAGATTCTTTGACGCTTCTTTTCGTTGCTACGGTTTTTCTCACTCTCTTCTTCGTCTAACTCTTCATTAGCTACAGCCATAAGCTCGTCTATCTGGTCTTCTTGCTCTAAAGCTCTCTTAAGCTTCCTTTTTATGAGCTTATCTGCAAGTTCGATATTTTCCCAAGCTGAATTTACGAACTCTTCTCGCTTTTTATTGCGAAGTTTTACGAGGTTATCCTCGTCATTTTGCGAGGTTTCTCCGTTAGCTATCTTTTTTCTGCCTTCCTTTATAAACTTGTTCTCCCAAGTCTTAACAGTGCTGTAGGGAAGACCTAACTCTTTAGCTACATAAGAAGCGTTATTGCTTACAAGTAGAGCAAACGCTTTTTCTTTAAGCTCGTCTTTATGCTTTTTGCCGGGTTGTTTCTCCATATAACGCCTCCTTTACATTTCTTCATTATATAGTTTACAAGCAAATTTAGGGTGTTTGAGTGTGATAAATAAAAAACAAGGGTTTTACCCCTTGTTTATAGCGTTTCTAAGCTTATTTATTGCTCGCTTAGCACGGTCTTTTAAGCCGTCTATTGAATAACATAATTGTCGACTAACTTTATCAAAAGTTTGACCTTGAATATATACCTTTATCAAAACAAGTCTATCGTATTCGTCGTCTAGCTTTCCGATATTAGTCAAATAAAACTCTTCCAGATTGCTTAGTCTATCTATGTTGACTGTCTGTTTGAGCGCATTAAGGACTTTTTGAGTGCCTTCTAAGTCTTTAAGGACTTTTGGAGATTGCTTTTGAGTTTTAAGCCAATCTAACCTTCTTTGAAACTTAGCTTGAGTATCCATATATGTATCTATAGCTATGTTAGCTTTCTTTATGAATCTAAGCTCTTTCTTTATCTGGTTAATTGACTTATTACTCACTAGGCTTATCGTCTCCTTTGTCTAAATCTATAACTTTGCAGACAAATTCCAGAGTGCGACTAACAGCAACTTTAACTTCTGGCTCTACACCAGCCTTTACAAGCTTGAAGTAACAGAAGATTTTGTTTTCGTCTGTAGGCATACACCATTTAAGCTCTAGGCCGTCTTTTTTAAGCTTTCTGGTTAATCTAGCTCTGGCATTTTTGCCTTCTTGTGTTTTGTCTTCACAGTGAGCCGTATCATAACCTTGAGCTTTTAGAAAGTCATAAGCTAAAATATCCATAGCTTTCGCCATATCTGGCGTTATCATTTTTTCTAATTCCACTTCTTTATGTTGCAATTTTTTATTTCCCATAAATTTTCTCCTTATTTTTTATTTTCTCTTTTTTCGAAAAGCTCTGCCAATTCTTTAGCTTTCTCTCCGATATTGTTTAGACTCGTTCTTTCACTTGGGTATTCAAAAGACTTAAAGCACTCAATTATTTCTTTGCTGTGAACTTCGCTAAACTTTTTGAAGTCTCCTTCATAATCTTTGTTTATTTGTTCTTCGCTGTATTCAAACAAGTGAATATTATCAGCTGTAGAGCCGTCTTCTCTCTGAAGTCCATATAATCCGTCTCCTAAAAGAAGGTTACAGAAGCAAGCAACCTTTTCGTTTTCACTTGAAATAAAACACTTGTCGCTTGGATTTATTATTTCGTATCTCATAATTTCTCCTTTTTGAAGTCTTTATAGTTAGGACAGTCAGCCCAGTGTGGCGTGTGGCCTACTATAGTTTCTCCAGATGTTGTTACTATTGTTGTTTTTTCTGTGTTGCAAGGCATAATTTTTCCAGCCTTTGTTTTTATCCAGACAATTTCCTTGCCACAGCCTTTACATTTACTCATAATCCACCTCTGGAATTAAGTTTTTAAGAATTGCTTCTAAAACATCTACAACAATCGAATTGCCAGCTTGTTTATATAATTGAGCGTTTGAGTTTACTTCTGCAGCTTTATTAAAGCTCTTATCTCCGAATCCCATAAGTCTCCAACACTCTTTAGGTGTTAATTTTCTAACTCTATAGTTATCTTCTATAACTCCAGTCATAGCTTGATTTCCAAAGCCTTTATAGTCTCTTGCACATAAGGTTGTCGCTACATCTGTAAGCCTTTCGCATTTTTTCCCATACTTGCTTAATATTGCAGTATCTATTTTTTTACCCTTGTTTTCTAGCACCATACTATCTTTTTGAACAGTTGTTATTGCATTAGCAATTTCTCTGTCAGACATCTCTATATGTTGCTCTACTTTACCTTCGCTATTATATCTTCCACGCATAGCCACGCCGTAAGCAATTTTAGGCTGTCTGTTGCCACCTTCCATAGTTGTTAGTGTTGGGCATAATCCGTCTGGGGAATAAACCCTTTTTATACAATCTTGATCTTTGATATCCAGAGTGCCAATTTGTTTCAATATAGGAATATTTCCACCACCAGTTCCCATAGCAGCTTGTAAAGTAGAAGCTATTCCGTCCAGCTGAAGTTCTTTACCTTTACTTCCAAAGTCTCTATTGTAGTGCTTGATACTTTTTTCACTTAAAAAATATTTTTGGTCTACTTCGTCTTCTAAAACATCTCTGAGAACAATTTTTAATTCTCGAGCTTCTGGGAAGTGGTATTCTTCTTTTAATACATCACTTCTGATTGAGATAGTAAAAACTCTTTCTCTGTTTTGTGGAACGCCAAAATCCTTAGCATTTAATACTTTATAAAAACTTGTATAGCCAAGTTTGTTTAACCTTTCAATATAATTATCAAAGTTGTGTTTGTGTTTTTTGCTTAAAACATTTTTTACATTTTCCCAGATAACATATTTAGGATTTAGCTTTTCTACAATTCTTAATGTTTCATACATCAAACTTGACCTTGTGCCACTATTTTCGTCAGCTCCGGCTTGAAGTCCAGCAACTGAAAAATCTTGACAAGGGCTTCCGTGCATAATTAAGTCCACATCTATATCTTTATTCCAAGAGCAAATATCTTGTGGCTCAAAATTTGTATTATGTATAGCATTAAAGCTTTTTACTGCGTATTTATCAATTTCTACATAGTCTGCAATTTCATAATTTACGCCTATATTTTTTAGAGCTTCACTACAAGCTCCAATTCCACCAAATAATTCTAAAACTTTTATCATTTGCTACCCTCCAAAAGTTCTTTTAGTTTATTGTTTGTGCTGGCTTTACTCATAAGCGTTTCATTGAGACAGTCTGTAAACAGTCTCTTCTGAGCTAGAGTGTTGTGTTTGTATTTGTGGTATTCTTTACGAGCCATTTTAGCCTTAAAATATTTTGTAGCTTCTTTTTGTAGCTCGTCCATATCTACACTAGCAATTTCGCAAGCTTCTTTAATTGTCATTTTGCACCGTCCTTCTCAATCTTATCTAACAAAACATAGACAGTCTTTTTACTTAAAGCTTTTAAGTTAGATTCGATAATCGTTTTTATTTTCTTGTAAGAAGTGATATTGTCGATTTTATATTTAGAGCAATTTTTATAAGTGTTATGGTCTGAGAATCTTATTGTTTTTGTAACATCTTTATCGTTGACTAAGGTCAAATAAACGCTGGCCGTAGTATTGCTTAGTTTGAAGCTGTATGTTACAGTAGGGAACTCTTGCTCCATAACTTTTTTAATCTGATTACAAACAAGCTCTTGAATTTGCTGTTTTGGATTCTTTGCAGATAATCCAGCATAGTCCAGCTCTTTCTTAAGGTTGATTTCCAGTCTGCGTTTAGCTTCTTTTACTTTAAGAATTTTAATCTCAATATCTTTCTTCTGTTTCTCAGATGTATATTTTTTCTGAGTAATTCTGTCTTGATAAACTTTAATAGCGTTATCAAACTCTTTTTGTTTTTGAATAAGATTTTTTATTCTAGGATTTTCTTTAGCTTCTGGCTTCTTTTTCTTTCTATGAAGGATAAGCTGTTCTATTTTGTGTTGATACTTAAAGATAAAGAAAATATCAATTAAGCAAACATTTATTAAAACAAACCAGTCTACTAGACTTAAGAGCGACCAATCTATTAAGCCGCCACCTAAGAAGCAAATTGTTCCTATTCCTACAGTTCTGAATACAGCTGCAACAATAGCAAAATACCAATATCGCATTTTAGTCATACCAGCCACTAGACATAAAGCGTCGTCTGGGAATATAGGGAATAAAAACATCAAAGGCAACAGCATTTTAGACTTCATATCTAAAAGCTTCTGAGCTTTTTCTAAGCTATCTTTTCCTACCAGCTTTACAGCTGCTTTTTCTCCTAGCGTATTTCCAATAACAAACATAAGAGAAGAAGAGAGAAAAACCGATATAGTGGATATAATAAAGCCTTCTAAAGCTCCAAATAATATAATTGATACTGCTATGAAGGTTGCTGAAGTTCCCGGAATAAAACATAGAAGAGTAGAGCATAATATAAATAAAACAATAAATACAATCCAGCCTAAAGCTCCACATTTAGCTATAATTTCTCTGATTCCTTCTATACTTGTTACGCCAAGTGCTCTGAGCGTGAAGTAAACACCCACACTCAAAGCAGCTACAGCTAATATAACAAGAAGGATTTTAATCCACTTCTTCATAGGCTTAACCTACTAAAACAACTTTTCCACTCTCTATCTCGTCTTTTAGTTGTTCTTCAAAATATTTTGAGATATTTTCTTTAGCTTTACGCTTCCAAGCGCCACCGTCAGCTTCAAAAAGAGCAAACTTTGAGCCGTCTCCAACTCTGAATAAAAATTCACTTGTAGGCTGTTCTACTTCTATAAAAGTTCTGTAAGGTGTTAATTTTCTGATAGGCGTTGCTTTAACAGCGCTGCTTAGCGAAGTTCCTTGTTGAGCTGTGATTTTTTGAGTGATTCCGTCGTCTTCAGTTTCTACAGAGTTGTTGTTTGTAATTTTCTTAAGCATAGCCAACATTTCTTTTGAGTCTTCATTTTGAACAAATTGAGAACGCATAGCTATTACAAAGTCTTCAAAATTGTGGTAGCTTCCAAATCTAAATTTAGCTGCGTCGCTTTCTGCACAATAAGGATATTCTCTGTCTTTATGTTCATTTGTTGTTGTAAATACTGATACTTTTTCAGCGCTTACAATATTTATATAAAGTGGCGCTTTGAAAATTCCACCTTCATTTTTAATCATTTTTACAATAGAAGCTAGGTCGTTAAAGCAGATTTTTTCCACTCTATCTTCATTTCTAACTGGTCTAAGACTTTGGTTTGTATATTTTTCTCCATTGATTTCTACAAGTGTAATATTCTCGTCAATAATTTTTTTAATATCGTTTACTATGTTTTCCATAATTACATATCCTCCTCAGTTTTTGTTTGTTTTAATTCGACATATTTTGTTTCGTGGACTTCTCCAAATAAATCTGGCTGACCGTCCGGAATACCAGTAAGCTCATAACCGGCAATTCTGTCTCCCATAGTTTGAATAGCCATTTGAGTATGAACTGCACTGGTAGGGCTAAGCTTTTTCTTTACAACTGTTTGTAGACTAACAGCTTGTCTATTGTTAATGGGCGATATAGTTATTTCTACAGTCAGTTTTCTAGGCTTTTCGTCAGTGTTTGGATTTTTTATGTTTTCCATAACCTTGATAAGTTCGTAATTGATTCTTTCTGTCATAGCTCCATTTGCGAAGTCTAAGACACTATTTACTTGTTTCATTTTTGCCTCCATATAACAAGCCTTTTATACTTGTTAATTTTTTATTGATTTTTTTAAGTTGTGATTTTTTTATAAGCAGAGCCTTTCTAGCTTTCAATACCCAGATTTCGTCTCTAGGTTGAATATCTTCGCCATTTTTAGCTCTAAGCTCTTTTTCTTTGTTATCCATTAGCTGAAGCTTGATTTCTTTTATCTCGCTTTCTAGGATTTCTTTTTTTCTTGCAAGAGCAAGTTCTTCGTCGTGAAGCATTTCGTCTCCGATTTGCTTTTCTTCAAGCTCTTTTTCTTGAGCTTGTCTTTCTAAATTTTCAAACATTTTTAGATTTTCTCCTTTTAGATTCCTAGTTTTTTTGCAGCTTCGCTTTTCTTTTTGAGTTCCATACTTCTAAAATCGTCGCCTTCGAGCTGAATAACTCTAGTAGACATTTCATTGATTCTTTCGATTATGGCTTTATCTAAAAGAAAAGTTCTGGCTAGTTCTGGTATTGAATAATTTGAGCTGAATATTGTAGGTTTTCCGTTGTTATATCTAGCATTTAAGACTTCCAGCAAAACTTTTTCTGCAAACTTAGCGCTTCCAGAGTTGTTTTCTCTGCCTAAAAACTCTTTGCCTAAATCGTCTATAAATACAAACGATTTATTTTCTAAAAGAGTTACTAACTTAGCTTGACCTAAAGCTGCGTCGTCTGAATAGCTTCTTTGAATCTCGGCCAGCATACAAGGAACAGAAGTATATATACAACTATATCCTTGAGCGACTAGGCTATTGCATAGGCAAGCTAACAAGTGAGATTTTCCGGAAGAGTTGTCGCCGTAAACATATAGTCCAATTCCTTGACTTAAAACATCTTTAGCGTTTTTAGCGTAGTTTTTACACTTACTATAAGCTTCAGCGTTGTGTTGAGTTATAACTGCCGATTCAAATCTTGCGTCCAGATACTTTTTGCCAAGCATTGAAAGCTTTTGATTTTCCTTGAAGCGTCTGATATTTTCTCGAACACGCTCTTCTTCTTGTTGTCTTTCCAGTTCTTCTTGTTGACATTTACATCTGACACGAAAAATCTTTTTGTCAGAGCCTTCACCAATAACACAATATCTTTCTGTTTTACATTTTTTACACATAGGAAGTCCGTGTTTGTCTGGATATTCGTCTTCTTGAAGTTTGTTACGCTCTAAAAATGCAGTAGAGAACATTTTTTCAATTTCAATTTCCATATTTTTATTCCTTCCTTTCATACTTTGAAGCGTCGGCTATTTTAGTTGACTGACAGTTGACCGAAGCGTTTCTTCGCTCCCAAGTTCTAACACAGGCTTTCCAGTCTTTCATAGGTTGATTTCCTACTTTCCAGCCTTTAGATGTATAGAAGTCAATAAAGCTTTGAGCGTCAATTCCATTTTTCCTTTCTTGACAATAAGCCTTAACATCTTCTAAAGAAGGTCTTGAGAAGCGCTTAACAGAAGAATTTTCAGAAGAGCCGGCAGCTTTAGCGCCGTTTTCTTCTTTATCTTTATCTTCTTGTATATCTACTTCTAATTCTTTTTCTTTCTCTGTGTTACAGTTTGTTACAGTGGTGTTACATTGTAACGATAATCTGTTTTTTTCTCTGAGATTTCTAACTCTTTGAGCGCTATCACACTCGCTGCCAATCATTTTATTTACTTCACTCATAAAGATAGTTGCGTCGTCCAGAATTTCTACCATTTGAAGCTCTGTAAATACTCTCATAGCATTTCTGACTATATCTATATTTGTGTTAGTGATTGTAGCTAACATTTTCTCGCTGTAGGGAATAGCGTCGCTGAATCGTAGACTGCCTTCGTGGTCTACACTTTCACATAGAAGTTTTAGATAAAACAAAATATAATCTTTGCCGTTATCCATTTCTTCAATAATTTTTATATCGTGTCGCTTAAAAAAGTCTTTCTTAAGCTTCAGCCAATAATATCTTTTTGTTTCTGACATTGACTACCTCCTAAAATGGAAGGTTGTCGTCGTCTACCGGTGTAAATTCTGGTGTTGCGCCACCTTCTTCATTTTTCTTTGTGCTTAAGAATTGAACCTCTTCAGCAACAACTTCTGTAGCATATCTCTTAGTGCCGTCTTGACCGTCATAGCTTCGTGTTTGGATTGTTCCAACAATTCCCACTTTGCTTCCTTTCTTAAGGAATTTATGACAGTTGTCGGCTTGACCTCTCCAAACAACAATATTTATAAAATCTGCTTCTCTTTCTCCGTCAGCATTTGCAAATCTTCGTTGAACTGCAATAGAGAATCTTGCAACTGATATTCCAGAGCTGGTTGTGGTTAATTCCACATCTTTAGTTAAATTTCCTATTAAAATTGCTTTATTCATAGTCTTACTTTCCTTTTGGTGTAGTAATTTCAGCAAGAGCTACACTTTGAACATAAATTTGCTCGCTTTCTATCGCTCTGTTAATTCTCTGAACTCTTCTGTCAATTTCGACTCTTTGTTTATCGGCAACTTCTTTTAAGAATTGACTTTTGTTTTCTAATTTTTTAAGTTTGGTTTCAATAGCAGAGTTTTTCTCGTGCATTTTATCTTGAATCCTTTGTTTTCTTATAATTAAACGGCGTTTTGAATCTGCCAATTTGTCGATTTTACTTCTAAAGATTTTCATAATAATTCTCCTTATTTCTTATAAATTAAATTTTCTTTGCTCCAGTCTGGATATTTAGATTTCAAATAATTTTCAATTTGATTTCCAATCTTTTCCTTTTCTGCAGCTGAGCCATTATCGAATTTATAATGGCATTTATTTTCTGTTAGGTTAGTGCATAATGTAACGATATTTTGTTCTATTCCAAGTCCACCGTTAGCTCTTGAGATAAAGTGAGCGTTAGGCATAACATTGTATCTGTTACCACAAACAACACATCTTCCGTTGTCTCTTTCCCAGACAATATCTTTGACTTTCTGTGGAATATCACAAGCTTTACTGCGTTTACTTTTCATAATTAGCCTCCAAGTCAACTTTGATAAAATAGCATTTTCGTCTACGGCAGTAAGTTTTACGACATATCATACAGCAAACAGTTTTATAGGTTGTCTCTGCATATTTTGCAATCTGTTTTGGATTGTTGAACACTGCAATAGGCAAGGATAATCTATCTGCTGTAACTGTCAAATAAACAAATCTACCATTTTTCATTACTTCTCCTAAAAGCTTCTACTTCGCTATCGTGAACGCCTAACTCGTCCAGCTTCAAAAGAGTATTTTTGATAAGCTGAGTCATTTCGTCCACATCATATTTAGAAGAGCCGATAAAGTATTGATACATATTAAGCGTTTTTCCATTGACTTCTCGCTCGTCTATTTTTCTGATAGCTCTAAAGCTTTTTCTTAATAAAGATTCAGCTTCTGGCAAGGCCAGAATATAGTCGTATTTGATATTTGCTTCTTCTAACATCATACAGTAGACTTCTTCTGTAGAAGTTCTGTCTTTAGTTCCGTTTATAGCTTCTGAAAGCTTTGTAAGTAAAAACCATAAAGCTTTGTTTTGTTCCAAACTTCTATTAGAACGGTGTGGCTTAAAGTCCACATCTAGCTCTATATCAATTCTGTTTTTTACTGCGTGCTGCTCTTCAAAAGCAAGATTCACGCTTAGCTTTTCAACATCTTTAACTACAAAACTAACAACACAATCTCCGTCTTCATTTATATATTTAGAAGCTTTATTTGCTATAAACTTACTCATTAGAGCCGTTCTCCAAAGCTGCAGTAAGTTCGTCAAATTGTTCGTCTGTTAAAGAATTTACAGCAATAGCTTTTCCGTATTTCTTCTTAATCCAAGCTGTTACTTGAGCCATTGTGAAGCCTTTTTCTTCTGCTTTTGCTTTAGCTTGATTGTATTTTGATTGAGCTACTGGTTTTTTCTCTTGAGGTGGCGGCGTATTTTGACCTTTATTATCGCTGGTAGGGGTGGTGTTATACTTGCTACTGTCTTTCGTATAATAGACATCTGCACCAATTCCAAGAGACTTGCAAGCTACGCTAATAGCGTCTGTGTAAGCCATTTTGAAAGCTTCGTCATTAGTTGTAAGAGTGCCTTTTTCGGTTGCTACCAAGCAAGCTCCACCAATTCCTTCTATAGCTTCGCTCCAGTTGTCGCCGATTTTAACAAATAGATTAACTCTAACATTTACAATAATTTCGTTTTTAGCTCCAGCTTCAAGCCATTTTTCAATAATGTTTACTTTCCAGCCAAAACCACAAACGCCAAATACTTCTGTAAGAGTTTTAATTCTCCACATAGGATTTATATCTGTGAAGCCTTTAAGTTTTCCACCTTGAATCTCTCTTTTTGCCGAATCTGGAACAACTCTAACCTTGTTATAAATTGATAAGTTTTCGTTATTTTTTTCTTCTTCGGTCATTGTTACAACTTCTTCTTTAGTTTCTGTAGTTTCTTCTGCAGCTTTGTTCTCAGTTTCCACAACTTCATTTTCAATAATTTTTTCTTCTGACATTTTGATTACCTCCAGTTAAGTTCTTTTTTAATGTAATAGATTTTTACCAAGTGTTTGAATACATCAAAGTAGAGTTTTTCTTGTTTAGGTGTGATATACTTTTCTTCGAATCCTTCTGTTTCGTCTCTGCCTATTCTTAAAATAAGAATCTGTTGCACCTTGTAGCCATTTTCTTTTAACAAGTTTCCATAGCCACTAACTTGACAAAATTGTTCGTCATAAATACCTTTACAAGATTTGAAGTCAATTAAAGTAAATTTTCCGTCTAATTTACAATAAAAGTCGCAAGTTCCACCATATCTATATCTATCTGAAGCAAAACCTTTTTCATTGAAGATAGGCTCTACAGTGTGTTTTTTCTCCCAGTCTAAGTATTTGTTAAAGCCTATTTGAGCAATATCTTGTTCTGCTTTAGTAAAGTCTGTTAAGTCTGGTGTTTGTTTTGTGATATGGCACTCTACAAGGTAGTGTATTAAAGTTCCAATTTTTGCAGCTTTATCTACATATTTAGTAGAGTCAATTCCTTCTAGTCCTAATCTGTTAGCCCACAATACTAGAGCTGGTTTATTCAATAGGCCAGTAATAGTTGTTGCTCCCGGCACTACAGCTCCGGTTGAATCATAGTATCTTGTGTGAGCTTTGCTCATACTTTTTAATTTATCTGCCATTGTCTTCGCCTCCAGTAGTTTCTTTTTGTTTTTCTGATTGTTCTTCTTCCATTTTCTTTTCTAATTCTCTTTCGTAATATTCAATCATACTTACACTTGTAGAAAGTTCTTTAACTGTAAACTCTACGAGATTGTTATCATAGAAAGCGTCGTTTAAGATTCCTTTTAGGGCAAATTTTGCAACCATAGCTCTTTTGTTATAATCTTTAAGATTTGATAAGATAGATTTAACTTCAGCGCTGGCTGTTTCTTCGTTAATTTCGAAGCATTTGTTGTTTTTTGTTTGGATATGTATTTCCATAATTTAATTCTCCTTATTGACTTTTTTAATTTTTTTGTTTATAATTGTTGGTGCGATAAGTTTTTTCGTAGGCTCGTTTTCGTTTTGCTTTTGGGAACGAGCTTTTTTTATTTTCAAAACTAATTCTTTATAGCAAGCTAAAATCCATTTAGAGTTGTTTTTATATCCGACCAGTTCCAAATTTTCAGTTGTAAGATACTTTCTAGCTTCGTTTGGAAGTCTGACGCAGAGATTATAAAAATCTAACTCTTTTGGCTCTCTGGCTTGCTTTTTTGCTTTGCTTTGATAATAAATTTCTTCGTCTGTGTAAACATCTGACACTTTACAATCAAGGCTTTTACAAATTCCTTTCATTTGTGCCGGTATCGGTAGACACTTATAATTGACAAACTTACTTATCATTGGCTCGTCAGTGCCTATCTCTATAGCTAATTCCTTAGCTTTTTTGTTCTTTTTTTCCAGAATCTCTTTTAGCTTCAAGACTTTTTACCTCCTTTTTTAGATTTTCTTCTTCCTTCTGGAAGTCTGCAAGGTTGGTTTTGTCTTGATAAAATTTTTCGATAGCGCTTCCTAGAGAAAGACAAAACACTCTTTTCTCCGAAGGGTTGAGATTCAATTCGTTGTTTGTTTCTACTACCAAATCTAACATAAATCCTCCGTTTGTGTCTTATTAAGACACTTTTTAAGCAAAAAAAATGTTGTTTACTTCCTCTGTTGAAAGCTTGTATCGTTCCTTAATCTTCACAATCTCACTTTGTCTAAACTCTGAAGACTCGTTCTTCTTTGAGCTTAAGGATTGTGGTGTGATTCCTAGAAACTTAGCAAGCGTTACATTAGAGTCGCCAAACAACTTCATTTTGCTTTCTAAAAGTTTTTTATTCACGAGCATACCTCCTTTTTGGATATTGGTGTCTTCTTAAGACACTTTAAGATTAGCATAGTAAAATCCTAAAGTCAACTGTTTTTTCAAATATTTTTTAATTTTTTGAAAATTTTTTTTCTTACTATGAAAAATATATTGAATTTTATTCAACTTTATGATAAAATTAAGACACTAGGAGATTTTATAATATGAAAATGGGAGATATAATTAAAAGCTTAAGAATACAAAAAGGTATGACACAAGAAGAGCTAGGCAAAGTTATAGGCGTTCAAAAGTCTGCTATTCGCAAATACGAAAGTGGTATGGTAGAAAATATTAAAAGAACATCTATAAAGAAAATGGCTCAACTTTTTGGCGTGTCGCCCACTTATTTAATGGGTATGGAAGAAAATGTTAATTATGGCGTAAATAATGGCATAATAGGAAATAACAATCAAAATAACCATATACACAACGAAAAAAAGTTAGCACCTATCACAGAAGCTATACTTACAATATGTGAGAATCTTAACGAATCTCAGCAAGGACAAGTTTTAACCTACGCCACATCACTACTAAGCAAGAAGGAGGATAAATAATGTTTGCAATCGCTTTTATAATTGCTGTCGTCTTATTTTTATTAGTTTTTGCTGCTATGTATTATTTTGAAAACATAGCAACGGCGGCTATTTGTTTTGCTGTAGCTATATTTTTTGGATATGTTGCAATAGCTGCAGAAGTCTATTTTGTTTTTCTAATTCCGGCTTTCTGTATCGTCTGGGCTATTATAGGCTTAAAAGACAATCCACCTAAGCTTAAAAAAAGAAACAAAAAAGACAAGGAGGATAAATGAAACGAGCCGTAATTTATGCCAGATATAGTTCTGATAGTCAGACCGAACAATCAATCGAAGGCCAGCTTAGAGTCGTTAATAAATATTGTATAGATAATGATTATATTGTTATAGATACATATATAGACAAAGCTATGACCGGAACGAACACAAATCGTCCGGGCTTTCAAAAAATGATAGCTGACAGCGCTAATCGTAATTTTGATTATGTAATAGTTTATAAGTTAGACCGTTTTGCTAGAAACAGATTCGACAGCGCCTTTAATAAA